AATTAATAAATTTATCCATTATTACCCCATTATTACAACTCTATAATCGTTGATAGAGGGTGCCGAAGAAAAAGTCAAATTTATTTGATTTTCACTCGATCTAGTAATTTGATTTGTACTAGTATTAATAGTATCCCATGGACTACTATTTCTATACACACTAACTATAACATCTCTAGTACTTAATCCGTGAATAACATTAAATGAAGTTGCAGTGCCATTTCCTATGTTTGTTGTATATATCTTAGGTGTTTTTAATCCACCTGATGTGATATTGCCACCAACATTAAGATTTTCGCTAACACCAACTCCACCAGTTACTACTAATGTCCCAGTGCTGGTGCTGGTGCTGGACTGTCCTACACCAAAAGAACTGCTTCCTACTGAATATCCTCCTATTACTGTGCCTGTTACGTAGCCTCCTACATTTAAACAACCACTTATTCCAACACCGCCTTCCACAACTAATGTTCCTGTGCTGGTGCTGGTGCTTGCTGATGTCGCATTGGTTAATCCTACTCCCCCGTATCCTCCGATTGTTCCTAAACTTCCTAATTTCATAGAGGGTGTTGTAACTATAGAACTTGGACCATACCAAATTCCTCCACTTGTATATCCGCCAATTCCAATGCCCCCAGAATATATGCTACCGCTTACTCCAATACCGCCAGTTACTACTAAAGTTCCAGTATTGGTTGAAGTGCTAGGAGTATTACCTGAAAATTTATTTATAGACCCGGCCACATTAATATTTCCACTTACGCCAACACCACCAGTTACCAATAGTGTACCAGTGCTAGAAGATGTGCTCGTAACTGCAGCACTTAAAACTAAATTATTTGCACTTATTCTGCCGCTAACGCCAATACCACCAGTAACTACCAATGTACCAGTTTCAGTAGATATAGAGTTTGTATTTGCAGTCATTGTGACGGCACCGCCTACATTTAAACTTGTTAAAGTTCCTACACTAGTCAGACTACTATTGAGAACACTGGTACCTAGAGTGGTGCTTGTTAATACATTTGCATTATTTATTTTAAAAGTTTTTCCACTTGATAAATTCCAATTTTCGCTGCTGTTCCAGTTATTGTTACTCCAAGTTATAGTTTTATTAGTTGATCCCTTTAATGTTATTCCGCCACCATTAGCAGTAATATCTGAGGGCTGGCCTACATTTATCGCTAATATCACATCATCACAAGTGATAGGCATATTTGTTGTAATTGTCATTTTGTTATTAACAAAATCAACACTTTGTATTGTATATTGAACTTCAGGAGACACCTCTTCACAGTATGATATAAAAATATAAAAAGTCATTCCAGGTCTTAAGTCCTCTAATCCAAACCCCTCTGGCCCACCACCGGCCACTAAATTTGTTATTATGTTACTTCCTTGAGTCATATTTGCATATATGGCAAAAGTTCCAGCACGACCTAATTCTATGTTTGTATCATCTACAGAAAGTTTATTAGTATTAATTGTCGTAAATTCACCATTTACAATTAAATTTCCATTAAAAATTGCATTATTTTTTACAATTAAATTATCATCTACAGTTAAATTATTAGATTTAATGCCTCCTCCAACATTTAAATCTTTACTAATACCCACGCCCCCAGCAACAACTAGGGCTCCTGTGCTTGGATCTAGACTATCTGTCACGTCAAGATTCCCACTTGTATATCTTGGTCCTCCTATGTGTATCTCGCCAACAGTACCACTATAAGGGAAGACCTCAAAAGTTGGAAATGGTGCAGATCCACCACCTAAAGAAAAAATAGAATCAGGCGATGCAGATGTAGTACCACATCTAAAAATTCCTCCTAAATTCATATTGCCATTAATTCCTACTCCACCTTTAACTACTAATGCTCCTGTATTTTTGGAATCTGATTCTATTGTGTATGCAACATTTGTTGGTTTTTCAATTATAGTTTGACCATATATGGCTGATTTTCCAGAAACTACTAAGCCATAAGTGTCAGAAGGACTTGTTAATCCAAATCCTATAGTTGCTCCACCAGAAACAAATGCTGCTGCATTAGTAGGTGTTGCTGCTGTTGTACTAGTGGTTCTGGTAGTGGATGAATATATTCGGCCCGATACACCTACACCGCCTGCAACAACTAGTGATCCGCTACTTGTTGATGTAGACAATATATTTCCACTTAAAGAGATAGAACTTAAATTTATATTATTATTTAAATTTAGTGTAGCACCATCTTTATTTAAATTAGATCCAGGGTTTACTGCTGGGCCTGTGGATAAAACAGATTCTACATAATTTTTTGTTGCGACTTCATTACTTCCTATTTTTACTACACCTTGATTTCCTGGCGATAATACTATATTTGTTAGACTACTTATACTTTCACTGATTTCTACATTTCCTAAACTTGCTCCCAATGAATACAACTTACCAGTAGAGTAGATATCTCCATCAATTTTTGCATATATAGAAGTACCATCTACTATAGGATAGCTAGATAATTGAACTCTATCTGATATTGATAAAGAGTTAACTACTCTTAAATCATTTCCAATGTCCATATCACTTCCAACACTTAAGCTTTCACCTATTCCTACACCACCAACAACAGTCAAAGCACCGGTTGAAGTGCTAGTGGAGCCTAGACCACTCCAAATTTTAGTGCTTCCGCCGATGTTTAATCCGTTGCTGATACCAACACCCCCGGAAACAATCAAAGTTCCCGTGCCTGTTGAGGTCGAGTCCACAGGAATGTTGCCGCTTGATAGCCGGGTAATTCCATTTACATTAAGGGCGTTACTAGTTCCAAATAAAGAAGCTCCTATACCAACTCCACCATTGATTACCATGGTGCCACTCGTAGGCCCGGTTGAAGGAGTTGTATTTTGACATCTTATTGAAGCTACATTTAATCTTCCGCTAATTCCTACTCCCCCATTAACAACCAAGGCTCCGGTATCAGTGCTGGTTGAGGGCGTTGTTGCAGATATATTTAAATTGCCGCTTTGTATATAAGACTTAATTAAATCGGGTGTGCTTGATAGTGTTTCTCCATTTTGAGCAATAACAAATTTAGCATCAGCAGATATAGAATTTGCAGAGTTTAATTCACTAATCTTTTTATTTGACATACTATAGATTCCTTTATAGTATATCTATGCATTAATTAAGTATTTCGTTTAATTTAAATTCTATAGCATTTTGTATCCTTTTATAGAAAAGTTCAGCAGCACCCCTAAGCTCTAATATAGAAATTAATTCTTTTTCTAATATTTCGCCATTTCCTTTAAACTTCATACCCATAACACTAAATTCAGTTGTAAATTTAGTATCATCTTGCCAATCTATAACTAGATTTTTTAATTCATTTTTGTATTTTTCTTGAAGAAGTGGTACTTCAATTAATAATTTATTTTTTGTTTCTTCTTTATTCAAATTGTGTTTTGTTCTTATTTCTATTTTTCTCATAATTCTCCTAAATAATTGATGGAATAAATAACCAATCAGCGTGCGAAATTCTTTCTAATTTATAGTTTAAATCAAATAAAATCTTAAATTTTTCTTCTGTGTATTCTTGGCTTGCATTGCCATTATGATCCGACCAACATTCAAGTGTTATAATTGGCCTAAATTTCTTGATTGTTTGGATTCCACCTTCAATTGCTTTTAATTCATATCCTTCTACATCCAACTTTATAAAATTTAATTGATCTAAAGATAGATCGTCAATAGTCCTCAACTTTACATTTAAATTATCATCTTCGGATATTGAGCCATGTATTATCCCCATTGGATTATCATGTAACCCTGATGCTCCTACATTTCCGGGTGTTATCCATGCGAATCTTGTATTTGAAGATGAATTTGATAATCCTTCATTATATGCTGTGTAGTTGTCACAATTATTAAGTTTAAAGTTTTCCAATAAAATTTCATAAGATTGTATTAATGGTTCAAAACATATTACTTTTTTTGATAATTTAGATAATTTAATGCTATGTGTGCCAATGTGACAACCGGCCTCCAAAACTACCGAATCTTTATTTATATATTTTTCAAAAACTCTATGGAGATGAGGCTCCCATATATCTCCATTTTTAATAACATCAGAAATACAACAGTTTTTGTATAACTTAAATTTTATTTCATCTTTTTCAAAATAACTATTTAAATTATAGATTTCTAAATCAACGTCATACTTACCCATCATTCTCCTAATATGTTATTATCTATTGTTTCATCATCGTCATCCTTAACATCAGTTTCTACCGTATCGCCACTTATTTCAAATTTAATTGCATCCATATATGGCTTTAAATACTCAATAACCTCTTCGGACGAAGTGGCATCAATCAATAATGGATTTTTTATCAATATCTCCATTGGCACGTCATTTCTCTCTATGCTGGCCTTGAATTTATTGTCTTCTTTATCCTCCCCCAAATATTCATCTTTAATAATGAAATTTCCCGCTCCTTTGGCTATAATCCTTTCTTCTTCCAAAAGACAGCTTAAAAGACCACCCAAAGGATTAATACCTTTATCAAACAATAATTGTATTCCTTCACTTTCTACAAATGGTTTATGTGTCTTGTTTTTTACATTCTTAATCTTTAAATTAACACCTAATATTTTTGTTTTTTTGGCTGTTATTTTCTTTTCTATTTTCTTTTGAGTTTGTGGTCTTAGGCGGCAACTGGCGTAAAATGGCAGAGCATTTCCACCGCCAGCTGTAGTTTCTGGGTTTCCATACATTACACCTATTTTATCTCTAGTTTGATTCAGTATTATGACAGTTGCACCAGTGTCTGCCATTACACTATTTAATTTTCTTAATTCCCTTGAGCATATTTTTGCTCTTTCACCAGGTTGTTCATTTCCACCTACTATTTTTTTATAGGTAGCTTTATCATAATCTTCTGGCAGATCTACCTCTCTTAATTCTCGGGCAGATGGGCTGACGCCTATAGAGTCATATACAATAACTATAGGGATGGTTTTATTCTTTTTTCTTATATTATCGATAACAGAATACATTTTAGAAAAAACATCTTCTAAGCTTTGTGGCGAGTATCTTAATAATTTTTTATTATTTATATGGCTTGCTGTTTCTATGAATTCTTTATTAGCACTATTTTCACAATCAAGTAATACCGGTATGCCGTTCATTTTTTGGCAACCAAAAAGTATATTGTTTCCTATTAAACTTTTTGCACTGCTAGAGGGGCCATATATCTCAGTTAGTTTCCCGCCGGGAATACCACCATCTATGAATCTTCCACTACATATGTAGTTTAGTGCCAGGCTACCTGTATCAACGAAATAATTTACACTATCGATCTCGTTGAGTATATCACCACCGGTTTCTTTAGCAATAGCTCCAAATAAATCCTCAGAGTCACCTTCGCCAAGTTTTTTTCTTCCCATTTGTTTTCCTTTTAAAGTATGTTGGTTTAAATAAAATCCCGAGTGGGGTTTTCGCCAATTTTTAGCAAAACCCCACTCGGGACGATCAATCAAAGATCATCGATTTCTTTTAGAAAATCATCATCAGCCATTATCTCTTCTTCTTCAGCAGATACCGAAACTTTTTCTTTTGCTTCTTCAATTAATTCTTTTTTAGATTCGCCTTTAGAGCTACTCTTAGAAGAAAATTCTTCAGCATCATAATCTCCGTCATCTTCGTTTTCACTTATTAATCCAAGATGAACCTTCAGTGCATGCTTCAACTCTTCTTCTGTTCTGATTACTCTTATTGCTTGAAGATCATGCAGGTTTTCTATCCAACCATCGACTTCTTCTGGGGTTCCTAATGCACTGGGCTCTAGAAACTTGGATTGATCGTAGTTTGGATATTCTACACCATTTGCACCTTTTACGTTTTTCTTTACAAGTTTGAAATCACGTCCGGTTTTTGGATTTGTAATATCGCCAAGAGGTGCTTCGCCAGCAGCCTCATCGCCAACTATGGCCCTCATAATTTGAGCGTGTATTGTTTTACCACAACTCAAAATTTTTGGACCAACGTTTTTTATTATTTCGCCAGTCTTTGGATCTTTCTCTTGTCGTACCAATACATTGTAGTAATATCTTTCTATGCCTTTTAACTCTCTGTACTGATTCCTATAATCTTCTTGAGCTTTCCCGGTAACCTTTTCGCTCTTTGCCCATAGATCTCTCAGATACTTATCAATTACAGTGTTTTCACCTACCCATCTATAGTCACCTTTTTCAGTTTTAGTCAATTTTTTAGGACTAAAAAATATTTTTCTATTTCCATTACTATCTTTCAGGCTATGATATTTTGTTGCACAAAATAAATGTTCGCCTTTTCTTCTTGGTAGAAACCTTAGTGTTATAAAGGAATTTCCTTCACCAGTTCCTTGACCACTAGGCATTCTCACATAAATATTGTTGTTCTCTTGTGTTGAACCTTTTGAATTTACTCTAACGCTTTCAGCAGCCATTTCAGCTAAATCAATTGCATCATAGGAAGCCATAATTTTCTCCTTTGTTTTTTGCTCGAACTTTTAATCAGTATAACAAAAATTTTTTAGAAAACAAATCAAAGATCTGAACTTTTTATTTTTTCTCCAGGAAAAACTACAAGCTCTTTTCCTTCTTCGTTCATAACCTTTATTCTTTCTTTAATATCCATTTTTTTATACTTATCAACATCTTGATTTAAACTAATCTCTTCAGATTGTTGAGCCATTCTTTCTTTTTCTAAATTTTCTAATAATTCATAATTCTTTTTTATTTTAGATAATATTATTTCATCTCTTTTTTTAATAGCTTCTTGATCTTTTATGAATGGTTTTGTTTTTCCATTTTTTAATTCATATTCTAATTCAAATTGATTTCTTAATTGCTCCTCTTTTTTTCTTTCTTCTCTTATTTGTTTTCTTCTAGATAAGACTCTTTTTCTTGCTATTTCTTTTCTTTTTTTTTCTTTTCTTTCAATTTGTTTTTTGCTCATTTTTTCTCCTTATCTTCTTACTGAGGGTACATTGTCGTTAATAACTCCTTGCCAACTCAATCCATCATTACTCAAACCTGATTCTTGTTCGTCTGGCATAAAGAGATTGCTCGTTGGTACAAAACATAGATCAGAAACTTGTTGTTTGTTGCCTCTATCATCTAATATGGTATAGATTTCACTTACTCCATTTAAACCCTTTTCAATCTTGTATATATTATAA